GTTGAGGATCGTAATGACCCTGCTAAATTAGGTCGAGTTAAAGTTCGTTGTTTAGGATTTCACACAGAGGATAAAGTTGCAATTCCTACTGCTGATTTGCCATGGGCTCATGTCATGCACTCGGTTACCGACCCTTCTATGCAAGGAATGGGTAATACTTCTACTTTTCTTGTTGAAGGTTCTTGGGTTGTAGGTTTTTTCCGAGATGCAAATGAAAAACAACAACCTATTGTAATAGGTTCTTTGCCTGGCGTTCCAAGTTCTACTGCTGATAAAACAAAAGGGTTTAATGACCCTAATGCAAGATATCCAGCTTCCACCATACCACAATCTGGCCATTCAACTGGTGAGTCTGACACTAATCGTCTTGCAAGAGGTAGCGAAGATGCAGAAACACATCAATCCCTTATTGATAGAAGAACTGGAAGATTAAAAACTATTCCAACTGCAACCAAACCAAACTTTGGCGAAAAGGGTATATCTACTACATTTACAACAGATGATACATTAAAAACTTGGGATGAACCACACCCACAAGGAGCAGAAACAAGTACATCACAATATCCTTATAATCATGTCTTTGAAAGTGAGTCTGGACATATTACAGAAATAGATGACACGCCTGGCAATGAAAGATTACATAGAGAACATAGAACTGGTACATTTGAAGAAATTCATGCAGATGGAACAAGAGTTACAAAGATTGTAAAAGATGATTATGAAATTGTTTATGATAATAAAAATGTATTTGTAACTGGAAATGTAAATCTTACTATAGGTGGTAATGTGAATCATCTCATACATGGAGATTATATACAAGAGGTTCTTGGTGACTATACATTAAAAGTTGGTGGTGGTATGTTTACAAAGATAGGTGCAATTGATGGTGGTAACTATGAGTTAGATATATTAGGAGGCCATTCTTTTAGGGTACAAAATTCTGTTAGTGGTATAATAGGTATGGAAGAAGGAACTTCTGACATAGATTATGATATTACAATTAAAGGTAATGAATCCAGAAATGTTGGTGGAACACAACAAAATATAGTTGTAGGAGATGCAATTCATAGTAGTAATAAATTGATGACTATTTTAGGAAAAACAAATTTAGCATTATTACAATCCAATATACTCGGAGTAATGTCTATTCAAGCTGGTGGTAAATTAAATACTTATGTTACAGGAACAGTAACAGAAACATTTAAGTCAACATTGACTACTGATATAACAGGGGCTGTTACAGAAACTTATGGTTCTACACAAACAACTACTGCAAGTGGTAACATCACTATTACTGGTGGCCCAAATATTAACTTAAACCCATAGGAGAAATTATGGCACTTAAAGGTATATGTAGAGATGGAGTTGATGCAGCTGGTGGTGCATTAATTAAAACACAAAGTACTGTTAAAGCAAACGGAGAAGCAGTTATTGTTCATCAAGATCCTGTAACAGGGCATGGGCCTGGCGTTCATGCTGGCCCTACTATGATTGCTGGTTCTAAGAATGTTTTTATTGGTGGGGTTGCAGTTTGTAATGCTGAAGATTTAGCAACTTGTGGTCATGCAGCTAGTGGTTCAGATGATGTAAATGTAGGTGATTAATAATTTAATAGGAGAAAAAAATGGCAGATTTTAAAACACCAAATTTATGTGGAACAAGTTTAGATCTTACTTCCATATTATCACAAATAGATGATATCTTTGGAGATATATTAGCAGGATTAGAAGATGTAGCTGGAACAGTTATATCTGCATTAGAAAGTGCAATGGAATCTTTAGCAAGTACCTTATCCTCATTGATGCCTGATATATCTGATTTAATTCCAGATATAAATTTTCAGGCAGAAATGAGTGGACTTTTAAAAATGGTTTCAGGTTCATTAGAGTATCTTGCAAAACTTGCTGAACTTACACTTAAATTTGGAGAAAAACTTTTAGAAATGGGATTAAACATATTAGATCTTGTTGCAGATGGAGCAGCTGCACTATTAAAAGGTTTAGACC